GCGCGGTTCACGGCCAGCAAGCGCCATCCAGTCGAGCGGCACCGGATCACCCAGCGCGGCCTCGACAGGCTTGCCCAGGTTAACCGTCACAGAGACAGGCGCACGCTCAGCCGGCGCGAACTTCTCAGCCGACTTCACCGCTCGAGGAATCTCAGCCCGACGCGCCTGCCAGCGCAGGATCTCAGACTCAGGGCCGACAGGCTTTGACGCATCCATCAGCGAGTACAGATAGCTGACCGCCGCGCCTGGGAACATCCCGCCCGCGATCAATGACGCCGCCAACTTGATCAGGTTGTCGTGATACGCACGATCCTCAAGCGGCCCCGTAATGCCGGACACGAAGTCACCCGCGTGCGACCCCTGCCCTGCCCCTGACCCAGTTGTCGAAGAGGTGGTCTTCACGACTTGACGCAGCGCAGCAAGATCAACGCCCAGCGAGGCAACCGCATCATCGAGCGAATACCGGATCGACGGGTTCCACTGCTCAAGCTGGACCGTCCACGGCCCAGCATCGCGTGGCTTTGTGTTCATCCCCCGCGGCAACCGTAAGAGGCGCACCGCGTTGTTGCCCGACTTGTCATTCTTAATCAGCCCGCGACCGGACAGGTGCATCATCACCCGGTCAACCAGGTCAAGGTTCGAGCAGTCAGGGTCATTCGGATCGAGCAGGATGCCGACCTGGAACTTGCCGGGGCTGGTCTGGATCGAGTAGCTGAACTGCCCAATGTCGTCAGGCTGCACGTCGTCCACGACGAGCGCCATCAACTGCACAAAGGCAGACTTGCGCCTGACCATCTCGCCATCGACAAGACCAAGCAAAGCCGGACAGAAGTAAGTGTTCTCACTTACTGCGCGATCAATCAGCCCAGCCTGCGCCGGACCCCCGTTGTAGGGTCTGCCCGACCATACATCGGGCGGCGCGTCTGAAGGGTCAGCGGCGAAGGTACAAACCCACCCGTACTCTCCCTTGGGTATTTGCCCGTAAAGCTCGGCCAAGAAGTCGGAGTTCGTCATCTCGAGGCCGATCACTCTTTAACCCCGCATGCCGGCCAGATCGGCCAGCTTGATTCTGATGTCGTACCGCCGCGCCATAGAAAGAAGTTTCGGCCAGTGCTGCTGCGGGATCATCCCGCCAGTGCCGCCGGGGCGCTCGGAACACCACCGCGACAGAGTCGAGCGGTCAAGCCCCAGGTGGGCACTGACCGGCCCCTTTCCACCAAGACGCTCAAGCACCGAATACGCAGGTTCACACTTATGAACGGTCGGGATCATTACTTTTTCTCCAAGCAGATGGGATTGACTCAATGTGGATATTCTGACACGATCCACCGCGCACACGAAATTTACTCTTTTTACCACGACCAGTTGCGCTTTACTCATCGGTGTGTTCCAATCTACTTGCGTTCTCAAAAACAAGGAGTGAACGATGAACGATGCAACAACAAGTACCAAGGCGATTTATGTGACCGGGGCCGACGTGGCCTCAACCTGGCAGCGGCTTACTGGCTGGGTTCCTCCCAGCAAAGACCCGCGATACATCAAGAAGTGGCTGGACTTCCAGCTTGATTTTATTGAAGCAAGACGCGAAGCAATCACGTCGCAGTTTCAAGTCAAGCAGGAGGGCTAACCATGATCACACCGGAAGAGCGCGTGCTGTACGCGGTCGTCAATCAGGCAATCGTTGACGCCTGCGAGCGCCCCATCGTCAAGCACCGCGGGCGAACAGATTCGCTGGAAAACTTCGAGTTGTCAATGCACGCCCGCTCAGCGATTAACTTTTTGTTTACCGATACCTCGCACGCTTATCTGAAGTGGCTGGATATTGATCCTGACTGGCTGCGGCGTGAATTGCTGGAGGTCATGTACGAACGCCGCAAGCAACCCACCGCTGCCGCGTTGAGAGGCAGGGGCGGCGACGCCGGAAGCACTGTTGAGCGCATTGATGAGTACGCGCGGCGTTCTTTCAGGATCAACTACGAACTGTGGAAGCTCTCCCCTGAAGAACCGATCCCAATGCCTCGCGATAGCGAAGGCGACATGCGCACCGTCAAGATCGTCAAAGTCAAAAACGAAGTGAAGAAAGGAAGCAATGATGCAACAGGAAATACAGGACTCAGCGGAAAAAACCAAACCCGCCAACCCGCTGGATCTATGGCAATACGGGCCATTTCTGCTTTCGCAGCGAGCGGACGGATTGATAGCTCTACCGGGCGGTGGGTCAATGACGGCGATGGATCTGTATCGGTCGGGGTTTCAGAAAAAGTGGCGAGTCGCAAGACCAGGGGAGCGAAAGCATGACGAGACGCCAGATGGAAGATGTCGTCATTGCGGTTGCACTTGGCACAGTCGCAGTGTTCTGCGCAGCCCTTTTGATATGTGAGTGGATTTTCGGAGTCCCGCAATGACGCTTGACCAACTCTCCCAGCAGTGGCTCGAGTACAAGGCGCAGGAGGACACGGCGCGCGACAACCGCGTCGCGATTGAGCAGCAGATCTTGGCCCTGCACGCGGCACCCGAGGAAGGCAGCGAGTCATTCGCGACTGACAACGGCGCACGCATCACCGTTACCGGCAAGTTGTCCTACAAGGTCGACATTGATCGACTGATTGGACTGACGGCAACCTGGCCCGAGTCCGCGCGGCCATTCATCAAGAAGGTCGTTGTTGACGAGACGAAGCTCAAGGCAATCCGGCGCGAGACGCCCAAGCTCTGGACGCTCATCGCGCCAGCAATTGAAACGAAACCCGCCAAGACTGGCGTAACCATACGAACCAAGGATTAACGATGGCATTCGACTTAAAGAGTATCCGCAAAAACACCTCAATCGCCGCACCGCGTGTGATGGTCTACGGCGTTGAGGGCATCGGCAAGAGCACCTTCGCGTCAGGCGCAAAGAACCCGGTCTTTATCCTCACTGAAGATGGTTTGGGCAGTCTGGCCGTCGATCACTTCCCCGTCGCAAAGACCGCGGCTGATGTGCTCGACGCGATCGCCACGCTGATCAAGGACGACCACGACTTTAATACCGTCGTCCTTGATAGCGTGGACTGGCTCGACAACCTGATCTGGACCGACGTTGAGGCGACCCACGACGCCAAGGATCTCGCCTACGGCAAAGGCGCAATGATCGTTGCCGAGCGGTGGCGCGATGTGCTGGCAGGGCTGAACCACCTGCGCAATGAAAAGAGCATGTGCGTCATCCTGATCGCGCATACGCAGATCAAGCGGTTTGATTCGCCCGAGGTCGAGCCGTATGACCGATACCAGCCCAAGCTGCAAGAACGGTCCAGCGCCCTGATTCGTGAGTGGTGCGACGCGGTGCTGTTCGCGAACTACAAGACGATCGTCAAGAAAGATGACCTCGGTTTCAACAAGACCAACAACCGAGGTGTCACAACAGGCGAGCGCCTGTTGTTTACCAGTGAGAAGCCGGCCTACATGGCAAAGAACCGTTACTCACTCCCAGAATCGCTGCCCATGTCCTGGGAAGCATTTACCCAAGCTATCAACTAAGGAAACCAAAATGGCACTCTTCAACTTTGACGCAACGACAGTCGAACCGCAGAAACCGCGCGCGTATGGCCCGCTCCCCGCTGGCGATTACGAAATGATTGTTGCCCGCTCGGACATCAAGCCAACCAACGCCGGCACAGGCCACTACATCGAGCTGGAGATGCACGTCGTCAGCGGCGAGCACTCAGGCCGGCGCCTGTGGGAGCGGCTGAACGTGGACAACCCCAACAAGACCGCCGAGGACATCGCCAAGCAGGCGCTGTCGGCGTTGCAGCTTGCGGTCAATGTCCCGAACATGAGCGACACCGAGGAACTGCACGACAAGCCGTTTATCGCATCGGTCGCAATTGACCGCAAAGACCCTGAGCGCAATCGGATCATGGGCTACACGTCCGCGAGCGGTGCCGTGACCGCAAAGCCGGCACCCGTCAAGGCTGTCCCGACAGCCAAGGCAGCAGGACGGCCCTGGTAAGTGTCTCCCCTTTCCCGCCGCGTTCAACCGGCGCGGCGGGTTTTTTATACGAGGCAACGATGGCACAAATCCCAGAATCCAAGCACACCACCGCACACGCAATCGTTCAATGGTACGAACGCAAGCCGCAGGAACACCGCCCGCACATGGGCGCGTCCATCATCGGCCACCCGTGCTCACGCAATGTCTGGCTGACCTGGCGCTGGGCCATGAAGCCCACGTTTGAGGGCCGCGTGCTGCGCCTGTTTGACACCGGCAAACGCGAAGAGACGCGCATCCTTGAAGAGTTGCGCGGCATCGGTGCCGAGGTCTGGGACACTGATCCCGCGACTGGCAACCAGTGGACCGTCAGCGCACACAATGGGCACTTTGGCGGCTCGCTTGACGGCGTCGCCAAGGGACTGCCCGAGGCACCCAAGACTGCCGCGGTGCTCGAGTTCAAGACGCACTCATCCAAGTCATTCGCGGACCTGGTCAAGAACAAGGTCGAGGCCAGCAAACCGCAGCACTACGCGCAGATGCAGGTCTATATGGGCCTGATGGAGTTGACCCGCGCCCTGTACATCGCAGTCAACAAGGACACCGACGATCTGTATACAGAGTGGGTCGAGTTCAGCAAGGAGACGTTTGACTCGCTGATGGTGCGGGCCAGCATGCTGCTTGAGTCCCCTGTGCCGCCGCAGCGGATTAGCGATGACCCGTCACACTGGCAATGCAAGTGGTGCTCATTCTGGGCGCACTGCCACAACAACCAGGCCGCGGAGGCGAACTGCCGCACCTGTTCTCATTCGACGCCTGTTGCGAATAGCGAATGGCGGTGCGAATTTCACCAGGGCAACCCGCCGCTGGACGCCCAGCGCAAGGGATGCGGCGACCATTTGATGATCCCGGCACTGGTTCCTTACGGCGAGCCTGTTGATGGTGGCGAGGGCTGGGTCGCGTACAGGCACCGCGAGACTGGTGCCCTCTTCACCAATGGCGCGGAGTCGGTCAAGGACTACGGGCCGGTGTTCAGTTCCAAGGAACTGGAGCACTGCCCCGGCTCGCTGCTCGAGGGGGCGGCAGAACTCAAGGCTGAGTTCCCCGGTGCCAAGGTGATCAGCGGCACGTTTGCGTCGTCGTTCGATGACCTGGCAACCCACCCTGACGACATCCCGATTAAGGCTGACGCACCTAAGAAGAAGGAGGCACGCAAGAAAGTCAGCGACGCTCTCAAGGCGCTGGAGGAGCAGCAATGAGGCGCGGCCATGTGATGTCTTTCGGCGCGGTCTTGTTCTGGTGGGCCGCCGGGGCCATTGGACTTGGCGTCGCGCTCAAGGTGCTGTACCTGCTGGTGAATTTTGGCTGGGGGTTGTTATGAGTTTCATCATCGGAGTCGATCCCGGCGCGTCAGGTGCCGTGGCAATCCTCGAGCGCGACGGGCAACTGGTGCATGTATTTGAGATGCCGTCCGTCGAGTTGATTGTCAACAACAAAGCGAAGCGCCGGATCTCGCCTGAGATGCTGGCCGCGGACCTGAGACTGTATGCAGTCAAGGCGACGATCGCCTACGTTGAGCAGGTGAATGCAATGCCAGGCCAAGGCGTCACGTCGATGTTCGCATTCGGTCAGGCATTCGGGATTGTGCAAGGCGTGCTGGCTGGGCTGGCGATACCAGCGCAACTGGTGCCAGCGGGGAAGTGGAAGAAGTGGCACAACCTGTCGCCAAGCAAAGACGCCTCACGCGCCAAGGCCGCGGCGATCTGGCCTGATATGGCCGGCGAGTTCCGGCGCGTCAAGGATGACGGCAAAGCCGAGGCAGCACTCATCGCACACTGGGGGTTACATGCCTAGAGACTTTAAAGACTGGCGCGATGCGTATGAGCATCAAGAGCGCCTCGAGGAAGAGATCAGTCGGGCCATCCGCGAGCGTCAGGCGCGTAAGCACCCTGACCCGCTCGATCCTGAGTACGACGAAGAGTTCTGGGAAGAGGATGAAGCGTGACCAATACGCAGCGGCGAATTTTTCACCGCCTGTCGGAGCTTAAAACTCCGCAGTCGGTAGCGATGTTGGCCGGGTATTTCTTTTTGTCACGCAGCGCGGTCTATAACGCTTTGATCGACCTTGAAGAACTTAACCTGGTCGAGCATCTTGGATATGGCAAGGGTTGGAGGGTTTTGAGGTAATGGCAAGCACAAGGGAAGAAGCAATGGCAGGGGAAATCGCCGCCACCGGCAAACGCTGGTGCTCGGCGTGTCAGATGACAAAGCCCATTGAAGGCGGTTTGAAGACGCCGAATATGTGGCGCTGCAAACGATGCGCGGAAGTCCGCAAACAGGCAATGAGGAACAGATGAGCGAATCAGACAGCAAGACTGAGTGCTGCGGCAACTGCGCATGGTCAGGCCCGCCGGCAAAGATTTGGGACATCATCATTCGGCGCTGCGAACTGGACGGCACTGGCCGGCCTGAGAAGTACCGCTGCGACGAATGGGAGATTAGCCCCGCCAAGCGTATTGACGTTCCCTCACGATGATGAGATGATGTCACCACCATGAACGGAGCACAACGATGACGATCAAGAAACGCGGCGGCAGCTACTGGATTGACGTATGTATCAACGGCGTCAGGCACCGGGAATCGCTCAAGACCTCGGACCCCAAAGCGGCCAAGGAACTGCACGACATCCGGCGGGCAGAACTGTGGCGGGCGCGGGTGCTCAAGGAGCGGCCCAAGAAGAAGTTCTCAGACGCCACCAAACGTTGGCTGGTTGAGCGCGCCCACAAGCGCAGCATCCGCGACGACCGCGACAAGATCCGCGTCCTCGAGCCGATCCTGGGCGACAAGCTGCTGACCGACCTTGACCGCGACACGATCGAGGCGTGCCTGCCGACCGACGTGAAGCCGGCCACCAGGAACCGTTACCGGGCGCTGGTCAGGGCGATCCTGCGCGCTGCCGAGCGCGAGTGGGACTGGATCGTCAAGGCGCCGGCCCTGCGGGTCGAGGCCGAACCGCGGCGGCGCGTCGCATTCCTGACACGCGAACAGGCTGAGGCACTGATCGCCGCGTTACCGGAAAAGTACCGTTGTCCAGTCCGTTTTGCATTGCTCACCGGGTTGAGAAAGTCGAACGCGCTGGGCCTGCGGTGGGAGAATGTGAATCTCGAAAAGGGCATGGTGATCGTCCACGCCGACGAGGCCAAGGCCGGCGAGCGCATCCTGGTGCCGTTGAACAGTCAGGCCAAGGAGATGCTGTCGGCCATGCCAGGTGAGCGCCAAGGCTTTGTTTTCAAATGCCCGACGCGGGTCAGCCCGTCGGTCTGGAAGAAGGCTTGCACGGTCGCTGGCGTGCCTTGGCTGCGGTTCCATGACCTGCGCCACACCTGGGCCTCTTGGCACGCTCAGGCAGGCACGCCGCTGTCGGTGCTCCAAGAACTGGGCGGCTGGCACTCGGCGTCGATGGTGCAGAAATATGCCCACCTGTCGCCCGAACACCTGGCAGCCGCGGCAGAGCGGGTCAGCCTGTAAACAACGCCGCCTCAGCCTGCCGGCGCCTGACCAGGCCCGGCAGCACGCGCCCGCCGCCTTTTGTCCACAGCATGAACGCGGCGGCAGCCCCTTCCCAGTCCTCGCGCTGGACCCTCATTCGGACGCTCGAGCGTTGGAAGTTGCCGAGGCCGACATTGAAGCTGAAACTGACGCAAGCGTCGAATGCGCCTTGATTACCATCCAGAGCGGGAGCAAGTCGAAGAACACCACGCTCAAAAGCACCGACATCAGCCTGGAATAGCGCATCAATCTCATCCTTGCTGAATACGCGGTTGTCCTCTGGTCGCAGCGGGTATTCCTTGCGGATCATCGGCGGCTGGCGCTCTGGCGATCGCGTGACCGGCAACCGGATCTGCGGCTGGTACAGGACGTGCCCGTAGCCGATCGTCCAGATGTGCGCCGGGCACAGATAGGGGCGATCGCGGCAGCCCTCGAACTGGTGCATGACTGCGGCACCAGCGGGTGACAGCTTCATTTCTTCCAGTTCCTGCTGCCAAACCAGAAGCCGATGATGCCCCCCAGCATCGCCATCTCGTCTTCGCTGAAGATCACCTCGGTGATGCTGACCAAGTCTTCGATGCTGCTGACCAGGCCGGGATGCAGGAACACATACGCAGTCAACGCGACATTGATTGAGATCAGTTCAATGATCAGCAGGTACGTCACTGTCGGGCGCACCGTCCCGACGTAGTTCGCGACCCAGCGCGACGCACGCTCGAGTACCTTCTTGTCGTGATCGAGCGCCGCGACCGTCATCTGGGCATCGGTCTGCATCGCGATCTGATCGGTGCGGATCTCTTCCATCCGCGCCTGCGCCGCAAAGCCTCTGGCAGCAAGCTCAAAGTCTCTTTCGTTTTGCAGCCGGGCCAAGGCTAACTCTTGCGCCTTGTCGGCACGGTCTTGAAAGAAGTCCATCAGCTTAGGGAGTCCGGACACCAGCAACCCGCCCAAAGTTGAAATCAGTGACAGCATCTCAGACTCTCCCCAACAAACGCACGCTGATCCAAGTAATCACCGCCGCAATCGCCGTTATAAGGATGGAGATCAGGGTGTACTGTGCAAATGTCTGCACAAACTTGATCCGCTCAATC